ACGCCATCGCCGGCGGCTTCTACGAGCGCGTCGCGATGATGATGCAGGTGCGCGGCAAGCCCGTGCTGCCGAAGGACGAGTGGATCGCCGACATTCGCGGCAATTACGGCGAGAACGCCGGCGAGGAGCTCGATGTCATTCCGAAGCTGTCGGGCGGCTCGCTGATCAAGCTGGAAAGCCTGCTGCTCTGCCAGTCCGACGACGCGGCGAAGCCCGAGCTCTACGCCGGCGGCCTCTATTACATCGGCCGCGATATCGCCCGGCGCCGCGATGGCCAGATCATCTGGGGGATGGAACAGGTCGGCGACGTGCTCTGGCTGCGCGACCGCTGGGAGCAGGAAAAGAAGAGCTTCCTGGAACAGGCCGACGCCGCCGACTGGATGGTGAAGAACCGCCGCACCGTTGCCTATTGGCTCGACCAGGGCGGGATGGGCGAACAGCCGGTCGAGGAGGCCATCCGCCGCTACGGCGCGTCGCGCGTCCAGGGCCAGTTCCTTCAGGGGCAGAATCGCCTCGATCTCGCCACCGGGCTGGCGAAGCGTTTCGAGGAGCTGCGGATCCGCGTGCCGTCGTGCCCGGTGCTGCGCGCCGATCTGCTCGCCATCAAGAAGCTGCCGACGAGCGGCGGCGGTGTTCGCATCGCCGACGATCCCGATGGCAAGGTTCACGCCGATCGCTTCTGGGCCGCCGCGCTGGCGAGCCGCGCCGCCGATCTGGGTGGCGCTGAATATGACTATCGCGCCGTCAAGCCGGCCGGCGATCCTGGCAGCGCACTCGGCCGCCAGCGGCTGAAGACGCGGCCCGATCACAGCGGCGACGATCGCCGCGTCGGCGGCGGCCGCCGCTCGACTTTTTGAAGGACTGACCGATGGCTGTTGCCCCCCTCGTCAAAGCTGATGGCACCCCGTGGAAGCGGGTGCTGGAGACCGAGATCGCCGCCGCGTCGATGATGACGGCGCGGAGCGTGCTCACCGGCCACCCGGCCGATGGCCTCGATCCCGGCTCACTGGTCGCGATCCTGCGCAACGCCGAAGACGGCGACGCGGTCGAATATCTCGAACTCGCCGAGGCGATGGAGGAAAAGGACGCGCACTACGCCTCGGTGCTCGGCACGCGAAAGCGCCAGGTCAGCCAGCTGCCGATCACCGTTGAGGCAGCCAGCGACGGCGAGATCGACCTGGCAAAGGCGCAGCTGGTGCGCGACTGGGTGAAGCGCGACACGCTGCAGGCGGAGATCTTCGACATTCTCGACGCCATCGGCAAGGGCTTCAGCGTCACCGAAATCGTCTGGGACACGAAGGGGCCGTGGCTGCCGGCGAAGCTGATCTGGCGCGACCCGCGCTGGTTCCAATTCGATCGCATCGACGGCACCACGCCGCTGCTGCGCGGCAACGGCCCGCCGACGAGGCTGCCGGTGCGCAAGTTCATCACCCACGTCCACAGCGCCAAATCCGGCCTGCCGATCCGGGGTGGCATCGCGCGGATCGCCGCCTGGGTATTCCTGTTCAAATCGCTCGGGCTGAAGGACTGGGTGACTTATGCCGAAGTCTTCGGCTTCCCGGTGCGCGTCGGCAAATATGGCGCCGGTGCCAGCGAGGATCAGATCCGCACGCTGATGCGGGCCGTCGCCAGCGTCTCCACTGATATGGCGGCGGTGTTCCCTGATTCGATGTCGATGGAGTTCGTGAAGGCCGAAGGGAACGGCTCGGCCGACCTTTACGAGCGGCTCTGCGGCTATCTCGATCGGCAGCTCTCGAAGCTGGTGCTCGGCCAGACGGCGACGACCGACAGCGAAGGCGGCGGCCTCGGCGGCTCGGGCAAGGAGCACAACGACGTCCGCGGCGACATCGAGCGCAGCGATGCCAAGCAGCTGGCGGCGACGATCAACCGCGACCTGGTGAAGCCGCTGATCGATCTCAATTTCGGCGCTGGCCCCTATCCGCAGATCGTCATCGGCCGCGAGGATCCTGTCGATACCAAGGCGCTGATGGAGGGCGTGAAGTCGTTCGTCGAAATGGGCGGCCGCGTCGGCGCGACGGTGATCGCTGATCGGCTCGGAATTCCCGATCCGGCAGACGGCGAACAGCTGCTGACGGCGCCAAAATCGGCGGCCCCGACGAACCCGGTTTCTGGCGCGCCAGCGCAGCCGGCTGGCCCATTCCCCCCGGAATTGGCGGCGACTGCCCTCTTAGGCCCTCTTAAAGCCTCTTATGAGGCCCTTTCGACCGGGGCTTCGGGTGCAGATGGCGGCGGCGGCGCGAAAGATGACATCGACGCCCTGGTGGCGATGATGACCGACGAAGGCTGGCAGGCGGTGCTCGGGCCGATGCTCGACCCGGCGATCGCCGCGCTGGCGGCCGCCGGAAACTACGACGCCGCGCTCGCCGCGCTGCCGGCCACGCTGGCGGCGATGGACGCCGACACGCTGGCGACGCGGCTGGAGCGCGCCGCCTTCGCGGTCCGCGCGGTCACTCGCGCCGGAGCGGATGCGACCTCCGCTGCGGGTGCCGATGGCGCCGGCTCCGATGCCTGAGCCGGTCTCGATCCGCGCCGTCTTCGATCTGCCGCCCGAGCGCGCGATCGCGTTCCTCGATTCGAAGGGGTATCGCATCTCGGTCGATTGGACCGACACCTTCAACGAAGAGCATGATGCCAGCTTCACGGTTGCCAAGATCGCCAAGGTCGATCTGCTGCGCGCCATCCATATCTCGCTGCTGGAGGCGCAGACCAACGGCACGCCCTACGCCGCCTGGCTGGCGCAGCTGAAGCCGACGCTCGCCGAAGCCGGCTGGTGGGGCAAGGTTGCTGACGCCGACGTGACCGGCACCGACAAGCCGGTGAACGTCACGCCGCGCCGGCTGCGCACCATCTATGACACGAACCTGCGGATGGCCCGCAGCGCGGCGCTGTGGGAGCGCGTCCAGGCGTCGAAGGCGACGCTGCCGTTCCTGCGCTATTCGGCGGTGCTCGATAAGCGCACCCGGCCGCAGCACGCCGCCTGGCACGGTGTGATCCTGCCCGTCGATCATCCGTTCTGGCTGACGCACTTCCCGCCGTGCGGCTGGAATTGCCGCTGCACCGCGATCCAGGTAAACGAAGCGATGATGGAACGCCGCGGCTGGAAGGTCACCGAGCCGCCGCCGCCGATCGTGCCGGTGCCCTTTTACAATCGCTCGACCGGCCAGACGGTGCAGGTGCCGCGCGGCATCGATCCGGGCTTTGGCTACAACCCCGGCATCGCGCGGATGCAGGCAACGGCGGATAAAGTAGCAGCCAGTCTCGTCCAGGCGCGCCGCGAAGGGCTGGCGATCGACGACGTGGCGATTGCCGATCTGCTGTCCGAACTGCCGGCCGGCCGCGTGACGCCGGCCGCGCTGACCGCGCTCCAGGCGCTGATCGCTGCCGGCGACGTCGCCGAGCTGGCGGCGGCGGTGATGGCGATGCTGGCGGGCTAGACGAAGCCGCCGGCTTGCCTACTATGCTGCGCTAGACAGCAACAGGACAGGCCCGTGAAACGCTCTCTGCTCATTGCCGGCGCTTTGTTCGCCGTCACCTCAATCGCGGCCGCTGCCAAGTTCGGCCCTGACCAGGTTCGGATATGGGAAGCACAGGCGGCAACCGCCAAATTGCTGCGCGACCCTGACAGTGCGAAGTTCACTGACATCGTTGTCCGACCAACTGCCGTTTGCGGCATGGTCAACAGCAAGAACGGCTATGGCGCCATGGCAGGGGCAACACCCTTTATCTACCGCAAGGAAAGAGGCGCCGAGCTTGACCGCGTCGAGCTGAAATCCAGCGATGAGTATCGGGCCTCGATGAAGAGCCTTTGCGACTCCGAGATCGCGCTTTCCGTTCAATCTGGCGACGCCGACGAAATCGGCAAGACGCCTTCGTGCCTCGCGTATAAAAAGGCACTGGCTGACCAACGCGACTATCTCCTGTGGAGGATTGACGTCGAAAAGGCCTGCGCCCCTCCGAAGTGAACGGCGCGGCTTGATTTTTGCGGCGGATGCGCGCACTAAGAATATGCGCCCTGAGAGGGGCGTGGGTGTGCAAGCCCAAGAGACCGGCGCGAACCACCGCGCCTGATTAACGATCCGGGTGCGGTATTTTTATGCCCGGGTGTCGTTGGGAGCCGCGCGAGCGGCTGCCGGTCCCGTCGGTCACCGGTCTTGCACACCCGGCGGCATCCGGGCACCAAAGTGCAGATCGTTCCCGGATGCGATTTGAAAGGATCGACATCCATGACCATGCTGCAATGCCCGGTTCAATTCGGCGGCTACACCGGGACCGCCTATCGCCACGATCACAAATGGTGGGTGCCGGTGCGGCCCCTGTCCGATTTTCTCGGGCTTAACTTTCGTTCTCAGCAACGCAGAATCCAGGACGATGAGGCAATGACCTGCGTGGTCATTATGACCACGCAGCCTCGCCAGCGACAGGCTCGTCCGACGCTTATGCTCGACACATCAGATATCGGTTTCTGGTTGCGCAGCATTAGCCCGGCAAAGGTTGCCGAGACAGCCCGCCCGATGCTGATAAACATGCAGAAGCGGTTGGCCGATGCCGTGCGCGAGCAAGTCAACGAAGCCTTCGGCATCCCGTCACAGGCCGACCTCGAAGCGCTGATCAACGCGCCCTGGCCGTTTGATGACAGTCGCGCCGCCATCATCGCGCTTCGCACTTCGATGCTGGCGGAGCCGGGTGTCGCCAGCGCGGCGCAGCTTTTCAAGATGGGGCTGCCCGGCACCAAGACCGGCACAATGCTCGGTCGGTCGTCCTATTGGGCATGTAAGCAAAGGCGACGTCTTGAATCGGTCGGCATGTTGCCGCCACGCAAGTTGCCGCCGGTGCCGGCAATCGACTGGGCGCAGATCGACCTGTTCGGGGGAGCAGGCGCATGACCGGCAAGCTCTATACCGATTATGGCCATCTGGAGTTTTCGCAGCTCGTGCAGTTGATGCTGCTCTGTGATCCGGTGACGGTGCCTGACAAGGGCGCGGCTCAATCACTGCGGGTGTTCCAAGCTGAAGTTCGTGCAGCCTTCGAGCGCATCGAGACCGATGTTGACGGGGGGGTGGCCAGTGTCCAGTAGCCGAAAGGATTGGCGCGGCCCGGCGATTGCCGCCAGCGAGGCCCGGCTTTGCGAACTTGGCGGCCTTGCCGATGATGACAGCCTGCGGGCGGTGGTGCAGGCCAAGGCGCTGCACGCGTTTGCCGCGCTGCTGGATGGCGAACGGTTGCCGACCTGCACGCCTGAAGAACTGGCGTCGCTGGCGCATATCCTCGCCGAAAATGCCGATCGCATCGCCGAGCGGCAGATGATCGATGCGGCCCGAACCCGAGCCGCCTGACCAACTGGGGGCGGTGACAGAATCGCCGCCCCCTTTTCTGCCGCCTTCCCAAACGCCGCTGAGCCAGCCATAAGGCGCTTCTGAGCCGCCGCTATGACGCCGCTCATTTCCCTCGTTCAGGCGGAAGTTGTTCCGGCCATCGGGTGCCGCCAGCCAGTGCATTAAGCGCTGGTGATCAGCAAAATCCTTTCCCGGCTCCGTGCTTCGGCAGCGCCAGAACTCGCCATCGCGGCGAACGGCGACCGCTTTGAACTCGCCACTGCCTACGTCGTCCCCGCCGTCACCCTCGAACTCGATCCCGGCGCGACCGCTGCCGGCACCCCGAAATCCCGCATCAAGCTGCTGCCGATCGGCGTCATCAACTGCCGCGACGGCCGGGTGTTTCGCGTCGATGATCTGGCGCACGCCGAACAGATCGTCGCCGCCAGCGTCGCCCACGCGGGCGCCTGCGATATCCCGATCGACTTCGATCATCAGCTCGTCACCGCGCCGAAGAATGGCGGCCAGGCGCCGGCGTCCGGCTGGATCACGGCGCTCTCGGCCGAGGCCGACGGCATCTGGGCAAATGTCACCTGGACCGAGGACGGCTTCGCCCGGCTTTCGGCGCGCACCTATCGCTACGTCTCGCCTGCGATGCGTCACGACAAGGCTGGCCGGGTGCTGCGCATCGATCACGCCGGCCTGGTGAACGAACCCGCCATTACCGAGCTGCCTGCAGTGGCCTCGACCCTTCCCACCGAAATGGAGAATGACGACGTGGACTTGACCCAGATTGCTGCCGCGCTCGGCCTGCCGGCCACCGCGACGATGGACGAAATTCTGGCGGCGATCGGCGCAATGCAGCCGGCGATGGCCGCTGCCGCGACGCTCGCCAGTTCGGCGTCGGTCTTCGGCCTCACCGCCGAGGCTGGCGCTGGTGCCCTGGCGCTCGCCGCCGTCGCTGCGGCGAAGCCCGATCCGGCCAAGTTCGCGCCGATCGCCGTCGTCGATGATCTGCGCGGCCAGCTCGCCACGCTGGCGGCCGCCGACCACGACCGCACGATCGCCGCCGCCAAGGCGTCGGGCAAGCTGTCGCCGGCGATGGAGCCCTGGGCGCGCGATTATCTCGCCAAGGATGCTCCCGGCTTCAACAGCTGGCTCGCCACCGCCGCCGTGATCGTCACGCCTGGCGAAACCGATCTCGTCACGCTCGCCAGTGAAGCCAACCCGCACGCGCTCACCGAGACCGAGCTGTCGGTCTGCGCTTCGCTGAAGCTCGATCCCGCCGCATTCGCCGCCGCCAAGAAAGGTTGATTGACCGATGACTGCACTTACCGCCCCCCGCAACACAGTGCGCCGCACCGGCGCTGATCGCTCCGTCGGCGTCGCCGCCAACGCCGTCATCTTCGGTGGCGCGCTCGTCTGCCGCAACGCCGCCGGGTTTCTGGTGCCGGGCAGCACTGCCACCACGCTGCTCGCTCTCGGCCGCGCCGAAGAATCGGTGACCGGCACCGCCACCAATGGCGAGGTCGTCTGCCGCGTCGCTGGTGGCACGTTCCGCTGGTCGAACTCGGCCGCGGGTGACCTGATCACCATCGCCGATGTCGGCAACGACTGCTTCATCGTTGACGACGACCAGGTCGCCAAGACCAACGGCGGTGCCACCCGCTCGATCGCCGGCAAGATCGTCGATGTCGATGCCCAGGGCGTCTGGGTGAGCACCGGCATCCCGGTCGCCGGCTGATCCGCCACAACTTCCACTTTCTAGGAGAGCTTCCCTGTGAAGATCACGATCACCCCCGCACTACTGAAGACCCTCGGCGTCGGCTTCAAAGCCAGCTACCAGGGCGGCCTCGATGTCGCGCCGACCGATCACGAGATGATCGCGATGGAAGTCCCGTCGACAACCAAGTCGAACGAATATGGCTGGCTCGGCAAGTTCCCGAGCGTGCGCGAATGGCTCGGCGATCGCGTCGTCCAGAATATGGCCGGGTCGAGCTACACCATCACGAACAAGGATTTCGAGCTCACCATCGGTGTCGATCGCAACGACATCGAGGACGACGAGCTCGGCATTTACGGCCCCATGTTCTCCGAAATGGGATCGAGCACCGGCTCCAAGTCCTGCCAGCTGGTCTATGACCTACTGAAGGCAGGCTTCGCCACCGCCTGCTATGACGGCCAGTTCTTCTTCGACACCGATCACCCGGTGCTGAACGAGGCCGGCGTCGTCACCTCGGTCGCCAATACCGATGGTGGTGCCGGCACGCCCTGGTTCCTCGCCGATCTCAGCCCGCAGCGGAAGCTGAAGCCGCTGATCCTGCAGAAGCGCAAGGACTTCGAGTTCGTCTCGAAGGACGCCATCACCGACGACAACGTCTTCATGCGCAAGGAATTCCTCTACGGGGCCGATGCGCGGATGAACGTCGGCTACGGCTTCTGGCAGATGATCTGGGGCTCGAAGCAGACCCTGAACGCCGCCAACCTCGCCACCGCCTTCGCGGCGATCGAAGGCATGAAGGGTGATTACGGTCGGCCGCTCGGCCTGAAGCCGACGCACCTGATCGTGCCGCCGTCGCTGCGCTCGGCCGCCACCAAGCTCGCCAACAACGAGCTCGGCGCCAACGGCGAGAGCAACGAGTGGAAGGGCACCTTCACCCCGCTGATCACGCCCTGGCTCGCCTGATGCCGGGCGCGCCGAAACTGGGGGCGGGTCTCGCCCTGCGGCTGCTTTCCTCCCGCGCGCCATACGGGCGCGCGGGGGTCCGCTTCGAACCGTCGCCGAGCCGGGTTTATGGCGTGGTGGAGATCGGCGTCGACGATCTGCTCGACGGTGCGATCGCCGAGCTGCTCGCCGACCCCTATGTCGACGTCTCGGTCGGCCCGCCCGGCGGCGCGTTTGTGCCGGTCGCGGATCTGGCGACGTTCGAAGAGATCGCCGCCGATATGGCCGAGGCTCTCGCCGAACTGGTGACCGCTCCGGTCGTCACGGTGGGCGCGCCGCGGCCCGAGACGCCCGAGACGCCCGTCCCGGGCGCCGATGCGTTGCTCGCCGGCACCTTCGATCCTGCCCTGCCCGTCGGGGCGCTGAAGCCTGCCAAGCCGAAGAAGTAACCCACCCGAGAAGGGTCTCAGTGAAGATCAAGCAGCCTTTTGAAACGATCGTCCTGGCGCTGCCCTTCCCGGCGGCGCCA